TGGCCGGATCGTCCGGTGCAAGGTGGCGCATCGTGGCCGCAAGCTCTTCGGCGTTCTGCACGATCACCGGCTTGACGGCCTCGCGAACGGCTTCCGGTATCGCCATCAGCCGGCGCTGAAGGCGGCTAACCTGATCAGAAGTCATCGGCGGTTTCCTCCACCGTGACGCCGAAGCGCGAAACGCGGTAGCTTTCGGCGATGGACGTGACGCCGAAGGGTGCCATCTGGCCGGTGATGCCGTAGGCCACGGCTTCGCGCGTCTCGTAATAGAAGGCGACCAGCATCAGCACGGCGCGCTTGAGGTCGGCCGGGACCGGATCAAAGTCGGCGAGCGGCTTGCCGATGTAGTTGCCAAGCCACGTTTCGGCGGCGTCGATAAAGAGCGTCAGAAGCTCGTCATCTTCGGTGCCGGCGATGTTCGAATAGGACTTGGCGAGCGACAAGGTTACGGTGCTCATTTGTGAAAATCCTTTTCGGAAAACTCGCAAGCGACGCTCCCCCCGCCGGTCCCCACGGACGGGCGCAAATTGGAGACCACCCCCCGGTTGCGCTGCCAGCGGCTCATCTTCCCGCCCACGGCGATAGCTTCCGCCAATGTTCGGCTGCGCATCCGCTTGAGCAAGGCGACGTAGCTGATGCCAATATGGTCGGCCCACTGTTGGAGCGTCTTCGACCGGCCGTTGATGGTGTGCAGGGCTGCATAGGTGCGAGGCTCGACCGGCAGTGAGACGGCTTGCTCAAGTGTCATGCCAGCGTGCAGCCGGTTGCGCAGGCCGTTGGGGGTAACGCCTGCATATGCTGCCCATTCGACGAACGTCTTCTCCATGCCTAGCGCAGGGTGAAAGACAGGTGGCCGACCACCTTGCTTGTTGTTTTTAGCAGTGCCTTGAAGATGGAAGACGTGCTGCGGCTTCGCTGGCATCGGCTCGTTCAGGTAGGCAGCGGTCTTTCTGCGAGCTTCAAGTTGGCGCTGTGCAGCATGCTGCAACGCGCGCTCGCGAGCGGCACGGCACTCGGCTTCAAACTCTTGCTGGTCAATCAGGCGGGCACGTTCGGCGGGCGTCATCGGGTGCGCTCTCTTACGTAGTCGAGGGCGTTGCAGCGCCGGCATCCGGGTCGCCAATTTGCGCGGTGCATTCGCAATTCGGGATGGCGGCGGATGCTGATGACGTGGCGGACCAGCGTTGCAGGTGCGCCGCACTCACACCGGTCATTGCCGGGTAGGGACAGGAAGGCGCGTGCGGCTTCCATCCATTCGCGGTCATAGCCGCGACGGCTGGCGTTGGGGCGGTTGCGATCATGGCGCGCGTTACGGGCGTGTGCTGCCTTCACTTGGCAGGGGCAGCGTTCACCGTGCGGGACAGTCATCCTGCCGCATGCGCAGAGATGGGGCGGACGGGTGCGCGTCACGTTCGCTTCCCCGCATTCGTCATGGCCTTCAGGCGGGCAACGCCTTCGGCGACTTCAGTTTCGGAGGGAATGTTGCGCGGATCGTAATCCAACTGTTCAGACTGGTTGTCGGCACCGCCGTATAGGGCGCGCAGCCTACCAGTGTGGCCGCGATAGGCGGCTGCGATCTGTGAGGGGGTGGCGTTAAGCGCCTCGCTAGGCGTCCAGCCAAGCCATCCGGTGGCGATGGTGAATGCCTCTTCCAGCGCTTTGCGCATGGAGAAGGGTCCGCCAGTGACACGCTCGCGATGTTCGGCCGCGTGCTCTTCGTCAGGCTCGACGCCATAGCAGGCGGCCAGAAGATCAAAGAGCGGCAAGACAAGGTGCTGAAGGCTGGCAACGCCGTCGGCATCCACCTTGGACATAAGCAGGCGGCGTGCGGTAGCGTCAGTGCCGCCGCATTCGTTGAAGATGTCAGCGATGATCGTGATGTTCATCTGCTGAATGCCTTCCACCAGACGGCCAAAGCTGCCGTGGCGATGATCGAGGCGATACGCGGCCCGCAAGGAAGGGCGAAGGCGCACGGCGTTGCCGCCGTGCTCGATCACGATGTCTTCGGGTGCGAGCCGCATGGTCGTTAAGCCGCGATCTTCAGCTTGATCAGGGCCTCGCCCATCACAACCTTGCCGCCGACGCGGCGACGGCCACCGAACACAACAATGTCCTCGCCGAAGCGGGTGTTGTAGTCGGCTAACGGCTCGAAAGTGACGCGATCCGTGATCAGGTAGCCACGATTGAAGTCGCCGAAGATGATCGGCGTGGCCTCATCGGCTACGTCCGGCATGTAGTCGCATTCATAGACCGGCTTGCCGAGCAGAAGGCCCGGCTGACCTGCCTGAAGGCCAGACTGCCAAAGCAGGTTACCGTCGCTGTCGCGCAGGCCGCGCACGATGCGCATGGTCTTGCGGTTCATCAGCCAAGCGCCATTCAGCGCGTATGCCGACTTCACGCCATAGAATACGTCGAGTAGGGCGTCGGTGTTGATCGCCGCCGCTTCGAGGTCTTCCACTTCAGCGGAATTCAGAACACCTTCCGCCTGCGTCGTGCCGTTGCCGGTCACAAACCACTGGTTTTCGAGCGTGCCGAACTCGGCGACGATATGCGACTGAAGGAAGTCCACCAGATTGACGGCGCTATCTTCCAGCGCCGTGCGCGAAACCGGCGTCATGACGCCCATCGCGAAGTTCTTCACGTCGATCTGTTCGAAAGTCGGTTCGGAAGACGGCTTCGCCTGCACCTCCGTCACGCTGCCGGGCTGCACCCGGTTCACCAGACGCGGAATCTGCAGCAAGGCGCCGCCCACAGTGACGACGCGCGCAAGCTGGCGCACCGGCGAGGCGGGGCGGAGCTTTTCGAGGATTGTTGCCGAGAAGTCGTCCTGCACCAGATTTCCGGCGGTGCCGGGCGTGGCGACAGTCAGCGTCTTCTTTTCCAGAAGGGACGTGCGAAGCTCGGCTTCGAACGCCTTCATGTTGTCGTTGTCGCCGCTCGGGTGATTGTTGTTCGCGGCGAGCGGCCGGTTGCTCTTGGCTTCCAGCTTGTCCATGCGAGCCTTCAGCGCGTCGAGCGCCTTCGGATCAATGACCGGATCGGCTTTCACTTCAGGTTCGGTCTTCAGTTGGGGTTCCATTTCGGGTGCAGTCCTTTCCATGACAGCGGTTGCCGCGTCACCGGCGGACTTCACAGTGAGGATGCGCGCGGCCGGGTGACACGGGTTCGCGACGATTGAGATTTCGGCGAGGTCAAGGGCCAGGATGGTTCGATTGCCATCCGGGCGGGTCTTTGCTTCGGTGGCGCGGAAGCCGATGGACAGGCCGCTAGCCTTGCCACGCTTCACCAGCGAATGAACTTCACGCGCCAGCGGCACGCCATCGAGGAAGAGCCGGCCCTTCACTTCAAGTCCGGTCTCTGTCTCTGCGATAGCCTCCCAGACGCCCACGACGCGACCGGCGTCGTGTTCGAATAGAATTGGCATTGCGGCGGCGGGGCGGAATGCGCCCTTCTCGATGAGGTCGCCAATGGAATCCGGCGAGCCAAACGGCCAAGCGATGCCGCTGATGGTGCCTGCGTCATCGACGCGGAAATCAGCCTTGGTTTCGAGCTTATCCATTGCCGGCCTCGCTCGATTGGTCATCGGCAGGCTGGTCGGTAGGTGCGCCGAACCAAACGACTTCCAGAATTGACATGGCGACGGGAAGCGTCTCGGCGAGTGGACGCGGATGCACATACGTGCGCACCAATTCGAAAGCCTCTTTCGGCTCCATGCCGCCGCCGATCAGGCCTAGCCGGATCGTTTCGGAAATGTCGGCGATGCTGAAGGTGAGCGTGCGGACGCGCTGGAAAAGCGCGCCAATGCCCACGCCGGTCTTACGCTGAAGCTCTTCGGCCAGCGGGAAGGGAAGGGCGAAGGTGTGCTCACCGTCTCCAAGGAAGGCGGTCGTCTTCATTCGCCTGCCTCGCGCTGGCATCTAGCCGCAAGCGCATCGAAGCGATCATTTGCTTCATCACCCGCGCGAGCCATCGCGGCGGCGAAGGCTTCTAGACGCGCAGTCAGGTGACGCAAAAACACAGGTATCACGCGGGCTTCTCCGGTTGGCCGGGTGTAATGTTGGGATTGTCGAGCGTGTCAGCGCCGGCCATAGCCGGAAGATTAAGACCGCTGCGCACCTCATTTGCAGTGAGTGCGCCCATGGCTCGATACTGTGCATAGGTCGTGGCGCGCGTGGCGGCGTTAGCCGACAGAAGGTCGTCAATAACGAACTCGACGTAATGGCCGTTGGCGCGCTCTTCTGGCGAAAGCAGGCAACGGGCGTAAGCCCATTCCCATGCGTCGAGCCACGGCCGGAGGGTCAGCGTAAGGAACTGCTGGCCCATCTCTTCGGAATTGGACCACGTAGCCCGCGTGAGGTCGAAGAGCATCGGTGGCGGGACACGAAACAGCCGGGCGATTTCCTCGATGGCAAAGCGGCGGTTCTCGATGAATTGCGCATCCGTCGAGGTCATCGTCGGCGCGTCGTATTTCCAGCCGGCGTCCAGAATGAGTGGGTCGCCGCTGGCGTTGGTCATCCAAGCGCGCCACTGCTTCAGAATCCCGGTGACGGTTTTCGCGCCGGCTTCGCTGCCGGATGGCTTTTCATTCGAGATGATACCGGAAGGACGCGCGCCCGACTTGAAGAACGTGGCGGCGTGGCGTTCGAGGATGGCTGCAACGCCTATCGCATCCTTGCCGGCCGTAATCGGCGACACGTTGAGCGGCGGCGTGATGTGCAGCATGTCAGCGAAGGCGAATACTCGCTCACGGTTGCGCTTATCGCGCAGGACATAGGACGGCTCGCCGCTTGCCTCATCATAGCGAATGGTGACGCTGCGCGGGTCAAGGCGAATGAACTCGATAACGCGCCCGTTGACGCGGTTGGCGAAGGCGAAGCCGTTACCGTGCAGCAGCGCATCGCGTGTAAGGGCGGCGCGAAGCTCGCCGGCCGAAGTCCAATCGTTCGCCTCGTCATGGACAAGGCGGTAGGCGGGATGATCTTTGGCGGCTCGCTTCCCGCTTTGGTCCGCTGCTTGGAAGACCTTGGCGGGAAGCGAGCCAATCGCGCCGGCGATCAACGCGATTGCAGAATAGACGGCGGGCACGCGCAGGGCGGTGGCCGCGTTGACAGAAACGCCACTGGCGGAAGGTGTAGCGCCGAAGATTTCCAGCGCAGCGCTATCCAGTAGCGACACGGATTTTGTCTCGGCGTTAGCACCGAATACGCGCTTCACTGACTCGAGTATACGCAACAGAACAATCGCCTAGGAACTAAGACCTAGGAAAATTGTCTCATACTCGGATTCGCGTGTGAAGCCCTAACATCAGCGAAAGTGATATTTTCTCGCGAAAGATCGTTCTTATTGATCGATGTCGTAGCGCGGGAATCTCTTGATAGCGGCAACTCGCGCCTTCACTGTCACGTCGCCGTAGCCATCGCCGGCAGTTTTCGAGGCGTGCCCTTGGATAGCGTCCAGCGTCCGGTCGGAAATGCCTTCCTCGCGTCCGACAGTTTTGAAGCGATGTCGCCAGCCGTGGCTTGGCGCTACGCCTTCGGGGATCACCTTCAATCCCTGTAGCCACTCACTCACGCGACCGGCCACGGTCTTAGCGGCTTGCGAGGGTTTTACGCCGGGACGGTCGATGTAAAACAATGGGCCGTTGGGGGACGCATTCACAAAGTCCATCAGGCCCATATCGACAAGCTGCGCATGCAGCGGCACGTCACGGTAGTTGCCTGCTTTTACGCTGCCGGCCGCTGGCGTGATGCGCACGATGTAGGTGTCACCTTCCTTGCGGAAGTCAGATTTCCGAAGCTGGGTAATCTCGGCAATGCGCGCGCCGGTGAATGCGCATAGGATCGGTGCCCAACGCTTAGCAGCGGTCGTCTGAGGCGCTTCGATATGGGCGGGGTTGTCGCTGGTCGCCGGCACGTAGACATGTGCGGCCTTCAAGATGACCAATGCTTCGGCGTCGGTGAATCCCTGTTCCCGCGTAAGCTGCTTCTT